TGAAACCTAATTCTTTCCAGTTTACTATCTGGTCTTTTAAAATAACTTGAAGTTCAATCCACATATTATGTAGGATATATTCTTGTCTTAATTAATCTACTTCTATTTCTATCTTTTGCTTGAATTCTAATAGCATCTAATTCAATCCAATAACCACCAATCTCTGAAGGTGAAAATCCTTTTTCTACAGACCAGCCACCATCTTTATATTCTTGTTTCCAGCAACCAGTTCTAATATGATATACCTTATGTAAAAAAAGATTATAATAATGTGCTGATGTCATTCTTTCAATAGTAGAGTGCATTGCATATTGTGTATGTGTATGTGCCAACCATATTAAATCTGCTCCTTCTACATAGGTACTCATTCTATTATGCTCTATTACTCCCTTTGTAACTCTTGCATTCCCACCACTTCCGTGATGCATCTTTATTTTAAATGGCATATATATATCTGAACCAGCAAGTAATCTTATTACGCACCAACCTTGATAACCAGCGTGAACAACTTTACTTCCATCTTTACGCAAATGTCCACATAATCTATCAAGTGGATTCGTTTCATTATTTTTTAATATAGCAGTTTCGTGATTTCCATCTGCCATAATACCAATATTATCCTTATATGGTTTAAGGAATTCAAATGCATCATTAATAACTAAATCAAAATAATTATCTCCAAGATATTCTTTTCTTATATTTCCTTTGCTACCTCTTTTATCATTTCTGCTTTGCATCATATCAAAAAAATCACCATTAAATAATATAATGGCATCTTTTTCCAATGCTTCATCTAATGTTTTCTTTAATAATTCTCTTTCACAACTTTTAGAATCAAAATGTATATCGCTTAATAGTAATAATGTTTGTGAAGATGTATCGCATTTTATTTCAGTTACTGACTTTGTTCTGTTTGTTATTATCATTTGAATCTTTTATAGAGTAGGTATAATATTAATAAAAGAAGGAATAATGAAATTGTAATTACTTTAAACATTCTTAACTCTTTTATCTTTTCTTTTTGTATATTATTCTGCAATATCATTTCATTCATCTTATCTATCTGCTGGTTAATTACCATCAATCTATAATCTGACAATGCAGTATTCTCTTGATAGATAATTTTATCCTTGTATTTTGTGATAGTATTATATTTTACTTCTGGACAAATAGTATCAAGTTTAATCAAAGTATCTTTTAAACTAATTCTTATTCTAATTGTATCTCCTTTGATAGTATTTATTATTGTATCACTTCTTTCTATGTATATAACGGAATCTTTTATAGGATATTTTTCAGCACAAGTTTTCGCTAATTTTTTTTCACTCATACAAGAACTAAAAAATACAATTACAAATACTTTTAATAAAGTAGTTATCTTATCTACTATTGTATCTGGTGACAATATCAACATAATACCACAAGCAATACCAATGATAGCATCAGACCAGTTAGTATTAACGAATACACTTACTATTGATGCAATAATTATTATCAATCCAAGTGAAGAAGTTTTCCAATGATTCCAGTTACTTATTTTCATATTAGTACATAATTATTTTTATCTACTTTATTGCTATTATACATTTCTAAAAGTTGTCTTATTGGATAACCAAATGTCTTTTGAAAATGTGGGTTATCTGTGAACTTCCAATCACCACCCCATTCCCATCCAAAAGATTTAAAAATATGTACAACTTCCATCCAATCAGAAATTGAATCTTTATCGTAATCTTTTTTAATATCCCATTCTGCAATATTGTTATCTATTAAAACAATATCAAGTGCGAGTCCGTAATTATGGTATGAATATCCACCTTTCGCATTAGTAACTTTGTTACCTTGCTTTGTTCTACCATAAGAATACAATTCATTCTGTTCGTAGAATGTTCTTAATGTATAAGAGAATCTACACATCGCTGAACCCGTTAATGCTTCTGTGATTTCTTTATATATATCTTCTGCTTCTTTCCTTAATTTAGGATGCAGTAGTTGAATTCTTTCTATCGTTTTTGTATCTATCATATTTACTCTTTTCGTTTTTAATTTTAAAAACTAAATACACTATAGACAAGCAAGAAATTATCCAAGTGAAAATATGACTAACTATTTCTATCTGTGCAATATTCAAAATATTTAAAAATATTGCTCCTAATGTTGAAGGGATTCCAATTTCATCTTTAAAAATCATAGTTTTCAATTAAGGTATAAAACAATCGGATAATGGTTGAGGGTCTATAATCTCTATATCTACTGAACAACCAGCAGTAAAATCATCAAATCTTTCTTGGAATAATTCTATCTGTGCAGTATCTGAAATATTAAACGAATAATTCTGTCTTAATATTGCAAGTACATCTAATGCAGTTAGTATCTGGTCACTTTGTGCATTTAATCTATTCTCTTTATCTTCTAATAATAAATCTGCAAATATCAAAGTCAATCTATAAGTCATTACACCTCTTGAATGTGTAAATGATTTAGGTACTACCCACATAACTGGATATTGTATCTCTCCTCCATTGTCAACATAGTCATAGATATCACCTTCGCCGAATGTTTTCAGCATTGAGTTTCCTTGACTTATCTCTTTCAGTATGTTTATTATCGCACTTAAAGTCATTTTTCTTTTTTAAGAATGTAATTAATTTCTTTTCGTTTTTTGTATATGCCATTTAGAAAGGTTTTTTATATCTATTACCTTGATACCTTTCGCTATAAGGTCTTGGGTCTTCAATCATTCCTCTACCTAAATTGATTTGACATTTGTATTGATTAGATACTGGGTGAATTGTAGTTGCATCAGAACCAGGATTTAAATATTCTGGATACAATGTAGAATTAGCACAAAGAAAATTAATACACCTTTCAGCATACCATTCAGCATAACTTTTATAGAACTCAACTACACTTTGTAATTCGCTAAAATTAGATGTTTCAGTATTCTCACTTGTTCTTTTTAGTATTCCTTTATTTACATATTTATAATTCAATGCCATTGGTAATTCAGCAAGAACATAATTGAATAATGTATCTGTAATGTATCTATCTAAAAGATTCTTGTAGTTCTCATTACCTTCATCATTAATAGTGTTTTCATAAATCAAATCAAGTATCTTATTGTATAAACCAGTTCCACAGATAGATTCAATATACCTATCTTGTGTCATTTTAATTACTTGCGTAACATTTTTTAAATCTATATTGTTACTCGCTATTGTGAAATCTTTAAAAGATTGTTCACTTATCATTAGAATGTTTCTGCTCATTTTGATTTTTTTTCTATTACAACATTTCTTTTCCAATAATGTCTACAATATGGAGTAGTAATACCAGTAGAAGGATTGTGATAATAACCACCACAAAGTAAGAATACACTATATCCTAATTGCCTACTGATATTCTGTATTTCTTCTCTATTAAAATATAGTCCACTATTATATAACTTCTCACATAGAGGTCTGCTTCCACTCTTTGCTGGTGGAATTCCTTTTCTTTCTTCATAAGAATAAAGAACTTGATAAGTTGTAATAGGAGTTAATTTTTTTATAGATTCTTTTCCGATATCTGTCAACTTTCTTTCTACAGAAACTTGACCTCTTTTAGTTTTTTCTTGTTCTGTAATTAAACCTTCATTAACCAATGCCTTCAAATTTTCATCTACAACAAGTATATCAAGATTCGCTTTCTCTGCAATATCTGTTTGAGTAGCAGTAGGATTATTTTTAATTGCATCAAGTATTCTTTGTTGCATCGCAGTAATATCAGCAAAATTTTCTCTATCAAAATCTTCTGCGAACATTACTTTATCAGAATGCAATACAAAATAATTATCCTTCGGTCTTCCTTTACCATTAAACAAAGCAATCAGTTCATCTTCTTTTAAATGATTCTTACATTGTACTCCCATTGTAGTAGGTGGAACAACTGGTGTACTCGCAACTTCAGAAGGAGTTACTATATCTGTTTTAGGTTGAAGTCCTATAAGAGTTCTTAATTCATTTACATCCATACTTTCAACTACCTTCGTTGCAATCAATGGAGATAATGAGTTCAAAGCATTAATGATATCTTGGCTACCAGCAGTTTCTTTCTTTTCTATTTGTGGCAATCCTAATTTAGCACGAATCTCATCTTGTGTCATATTCGCAGTTAGAATCGCTTCACTAAATTCAAAAGATATTGGTTCTGTTTTTTTCAGTTCCAATTTAGCAGTAACATCATTAAAAGAATACAAATAATTTATAACTTCTTCAATACTTATTTGCTTTGCATTAACATAGGTATTTTGAAATAACTCACTTGCTTCCCTTAATTCATTTCTTCCTCCTAATTGTCCTTCTGTTTTGATTCCAAATAACATTGGACTTGTAACCTTATGACCAGAAAATAATTGTTGTTGAGTAGTTTTATTAAGTATATCAAAATGCTTATCTAATTCTGTTCCACTTAAATCTATAACAGAAGGTTCATTATCTTTTGAATCATTAAATGCCAACATAAATTTCCCAGCATTCTTACTACCAGAAAATTTATTAGCGAATTGCCTTTCTATTCTATCTTCTTCTTCTTGTGTTACCTTACCACCATTAAGATTAATAAGTTTAGAACTGAACATACCATTGTTAATTGTGTTTAAATGGTATTCACCAATACTTATATCAAGTTCAATATAACTAATTGCACCTCTATAATCTGGTAATGAATAAATATTTAAACCAGCACGATATTCTTTGAAGTATAATATCTGTGTTCCATTAGGATTGTTCGGGTCAAAAGAAGAATATGTTTCATAAGTAGGTCTATTATTTACACTACCATTCTTTATCCATTCTTTACTGACATAAAACATAGAATTATCAGCATTGGTTCTTACATCATTATAATCAATGTGATAAATTTCTGCAATTTCACCAGTTCCTTTTGTCCAAATAATCTGTAAATAATAACCTCCAAATATTGTAAGGTCAGTAGTTAATTTTTTAGTTACTTCATTTAAACTTTCAGCAGATTTGTTTACAGAATCAATCATTCCATAAACCTTTGCTCTTTCAAGTTCATCATCTGTCTTTACTTCCCATCCACTTCCAGCAATATAATCAACCTTACCAGTCACAATAGCATTATGATTTGCAGAGTTATTGTATAATCTTAATAAATAATCTGGAAAATCATTTCTTTCTCCATAATAAATCCAATCTTTTCCTTTTACTTCTTTGTAAACTGGTAAAGGGACTTGGTCAAACTTTAAAAATTTTATCATTTTGTATAGGTTTTATATGTTCCATCATATCCATCGTATGAAGGAATATTTACATTGTGATTTGATTGCATTAACAACATTTTTCCAGTAGCAATTATAATTAAATTTTCACTTAAATCTATTTGCCCAAATTCATATTTCCAAAAACCAGTTGTAGCATTAATACTACTTAATGTAATTTGACTATATCTGTCTTTATTTGGACTGGTATCTAAAATATTCCCTATTACTATATCTTCTTTAGTAGTTAGATTGATAAATTTCAAATAGTAATATGGAGAATCAATGATTGCTTTGTCTTTTAGAACAACTTTATTATTTGAACTTGTATCTGTATAGCATCTCATCATATAAGTAAATATAAAACTTGACTGATTGTATAAAAAAAACCTCCCATAGAAATGGGAGGAGTCAATCCAATGTAAACAAAAAGCATATAGTTTAATTCATAGGGGGTTTAATCAATCAAACCACTCCACGCATTATCAACAACTTCTGGTGCAAGTTCTCTTTCAGAACCAGTAAATGTAATAGTATAACCATTTCTATCTCCGAATGCAGTTCCACTTGCAGAACCACCAGCAGTAGCATCAAGACCATTCAATTTTCCAAGCATCCAATATCTTCCGTTATTGTCTTGTGCAATTACAACTACTCTGTTTTTAGCCAGTAACAAAATTTCGTTTCTGGTATTTACTTGCAACTTGTTTAAAATAATTTCTAATGATTGAGCATAAAATACAGTACCATTCTGAACATTAGTAGTAATAGTTTCAGTAAACATACTGCTCTCTCTTACTAAATCATACTTGTAAATATAACCATTACCAGCAGAGTTAATTATAGATACTACTCCATCAGTTTCTGTTATACCACCAATACTTTCCAATGCACAAATCCATACCAACTTTATACCACCTACATTATCCTTACAATCAAGGACATAATTTTGTGTTAGTGAACAACTCATATTTGATATATTTTATAAAGGGAGTATTTCTACTCCCTTTTATTATTTAATTAGATATTGCTTACGAGTACATACGCTTCTGCTGGAAAAGCAACTTGTACTCCCATCTTAAATTCTACAACAAATCTCATCTCATCTGCTTCTTTAGCAAAGAATAATTCAAATTTTTCTTGCTCATTCAAAAGGTCTGTACCAAGATAAAGATTAGCCATTGAAATACCTACAATCACTGGTACATCACTATACCAACTATTTCCATTAAGACCATTTACTCCAATCAATTTAACATTAGTACCAGGAACTATTAATTCCATTCCCATTGAATCAACTGGATAATGATACAAATTTTGTTGTCTCAATGCAGTAGTATAAGACCTAAAGAAATCACTACCACAAAATATTACTAAATCATCTCTATCTAAAATTGCTGGATTCAAATTATTATATACATAATCAACTGCACCAATAGGGTCTGTAAAATCAAATGTATTATTTGGAACTCCTCCATCTGCTAATTGCTTTAAAATACCATCAAATTTATTCAACTGACTATTCCCACCAGAAATATCGCCATTCCACAAAGCAGTTTCAAGAGCAGCAGCGATTCTATCTGTCTTTTGTTTTGAATATTCTGTAGCATAAACCATATAGTCATAAGTACTACCTTGACGCAATGCTTTTTGAGTATACTTTGCTTCAAAATCTTTTGGACAAATTGCTTCTTGCACCTTAATTTTACCTACTACCAATGGTCTTTGAGTAATTGTTGTAGTTCCAGAAGGAGTAAAACCACAAGTACCACCAGTTTGAAATACTGCATCAGTAGTCATAATGTTTATAGTTTCACTTGACTTGATACCAACTTGTACATTTCCTTTTGCTTCAATCAAAGAAGCAGTTTTACCAGAGAATATTGCTTGAGCAGTTAATTGTTGCTCATTCTCTTTAACATAATTTGAGAGTGCATCTAAATCTAATGACATATTATTTTGTTTTTAGTGTTTGAAATACTTGTTGCAACTGAGTAAAGTTTTTATTAGACTTATCTTTCAGTTGTTTATGAAAATTGTTTGTCTTTTGTATTGGTTCTGCAGAAGAATCTTTAGCCAATGTTTCCAAAACGATAGCAGACATTTCAACTGCCTTATTCATTTTTTCATTTTTAGCAGACAATTCAGAAATTATCTTTGCCATTTCTTCAACCTTTGCAGATAGGGTTGCAAAATCACTTTCAAATTGAGTCATTTTTTCAGTAACATCAATTGGAGTTTCTTTTGCCATTTCTTCTACTGGTACAGTATCTACTTCTTTTACTTCTGCAATCTTACCTTCTTCTGTTACTACTACAATTTCACCAGTTGATAATTCGTGTTCGCCTACTGGTGCTGGTACTTTCTCACCATTTGCTCCAGCAACCCAAATTTCAGATGTGGATAAATCATAATAAACGATAGTTCCATCTACCAATGTGGATTCTACCAATGATAATTTTACTTCTTCAGTAGCAACTGGTTCAGTTGAAACTTCTGCTTCGCTGAATAATAAACTTTTAATTTCCTTCAATGCTTCTTTTGGTGTCATAACTTTAAATATTAGTTTTTAATTAGTGTTCAATTTTGTTTAGAATATTTATTATTTTAGATAGAAGTTTTTCCTCTCTGTTTATCACTTCTGTTGTTCTTTCATATTTGAATAAACCTTCAATACTAAATCCCTTAAATGTTCCAGACTTAACTTCATTCCATACTTCTTCATTATCTACTTTATAACTTCCGAACCAACTACCATCTGGCAAATCTTCAAATGATTTCATAGGATTCTTACCTACAGACCTATCAATTATATAAGATTCAAACATATAAACATTGTCTATCTTTTTATTATGTTCAATGTTCACATTGCTT